TCCACAGGTCGAGAAACAGGTGGAAAATAAAGAATACGATGAAGAGGAGTTTGGGGATGAAGAATTTGAACACGAATGTCCGAGATGCGGATTCAAATACAACTAAACACCGCTTTCCGTGGAAATGGAGACTGTCTGACCTAAAAGATGTGGAGAAGAATGGCAAAAAGGTATTTAGCTGCTTCTCCTGTGGCGGTGGTTCCACGATGGGATATAAACTTGCCGGTTACACGGTGGTTGGAAACTGTGAGATTGATGAGGATATGGAAGCAATTTATAAGCAGAACCATCATCCGAAGCACACTTATCTCATGGATATCCGTGATTTCAACCGTTTGGGAACTTATCCGGATGAATTAAAGAATCTGGATATTCTGGATGGTTCGCCTCCATGCAGTGTGTTCTCTGATGCGGGAGCAAGGGAGAAAGGCTGGGGTACGGAAAAGACATTCCGTGAAGGTCAGAAGAAACAGCGACTGGATGATCTGTTTTTGCATTTCATCCGTACAGCAGAAATATTGAAACCGAAGATTATCATTGCAGAGAATGTAAAAGGTCTGGTGGCCGGTAACGCAAAAGGATATGTCAATGAAATCATCAAAGCATTTAAGTCTGCCGGATATTCCGTGCAGATTTTTCTTTTGGATGCCCAGACAATGGGCGTGCCACAGAGAAGAAAAAGGGTGTTCTTCATTGCGAAGAGAAATGACCTGAATCTTCCAAAGCTGGTACTGGATTTCAGGGAGGAGCCAATTCATTTCGGAGAGGTCAGAAGTGCTCATGGGATTCCGCTGAAGGAGTGCATGATGGCGAGCCTGATTAAGAAGAGAAAGCCGGGAGATAAATGCTTTTCCGATATTTCCGAACGTGTACGTGGAAAAAGGTCTATGTTCAATGACAGGATTGTGGAAGACCACGTGATTGCACCGACCAATACATCCGGTGGGATGAGTGTGAGATTCGTGGATGGGGAGAAATATTCCGATGCAGATTACATTGCGACACAGACATTCCCACAGGATTATGATTTCGGAAAAGAATCTGTCCAGTATGTGTGCGGGATGAGTGTTCCGCCGGTTATGATGGCACAGATTGCATCCGCTGTGTATGAGCAGTGGTTAAGGGACTAAGGGGTGGTGTAGATGTCATGGAATATTGATGAGAATTACAAAATCGAAATGACCAAAGGCGATACACCAACTTTTGCATTCGAGATTTTTCTGCCGGACGGTTCTGTTTATGAAATAGAAAAAGGCGACAGGGTTGTATTTGCAGCAAAAGCAAACAAGTATGATTCTGAGCCGGCATTTACCATAGAGGCAGACATGGAATCACAGACCATTGCTTTTAAGGAAGAGCATACAAAGGCACTGGAGATTGGAAAATACATTTGGGAATTATCCCTGAATAAAGAAAATGGATATCGCTGTACCTTTATTGCAAACAAGAAATTGAATCTGACAGTGGAGGTGGCGTAGAGATGGAAAAAGTGAGTGGAACATTAAGCAACGTTCCGGGAATTGCAAATTATGAGAGCTTGAATGACAAGCCACAGATAAATGGTATGGTACTATCAGGGAATAAAACAGCAAAGGAACTGGGCCTTGCACCAGCAAGTCAGGTGGAGCAGTTGCAAAAGACGATAGATGGTCTTGTGGATGGAAATGAGGTGGCATACTGATGGGAAATGTATTAGTGAAAGAAGAAACTCTGACACTGATTGCAGATGCCATTCGTGAGAAAAGTGGTAGTAGTGATTCTTACAGACCAGGGGAAATGCCGGAGGCTATTCTGGACATTTCCACATACAGTGGGGAGGGTGCAGATCCGAATAAGCCGATTCGATTTTATGGACCATATGGAGATTTGATATACAGTTATACTTTTGCTGAGATTTCAGAATTGACAGAGTTGCCGCCATTACCGGAGTATAAAGGTCTGGTAGGACAAGAGTGGAACTGGTCATTGGAGAATATCCTTGCAGAAGGAAGTGAATTAGAAATTGCTTCTATGTACATCACAGATGATGGAGCCACAAGAATATATGTTACTTTGGACGAGGAAACCGTATCTCCTAAAATCGGTTTTATACAAGAAAATGCAAATTCAGTAAGGATTGATTGGGGAGATGGTAGTCCTATGGAGTCTTCGGATGTCTATGGCACTTCAAATTTGGTTAGTGTCGAACATAGTTATGAGAAACCAGGGAATTATGTGATTCGCCTTGTCCCTGATGAGGGAGCAAAGTTTTGGCTTGAAGGAAGTACAAACGGAACCTGTATACTTCATAAGATTGCCAGAGGATCACTGGAAAATATGATTTTTTCAAATTGCATCTACAAAGTGGAGCTTGGGAGAGGCATAACTTCGTTAAGGGAAGGTACCTTTTGTAGTTACACTATAAAAACAGTGACGATACCGAAAGAAATATCTGATTTTGGGAGAGGATTTCAAAAATGTTATGCTTTAGAATACTTGCCGTTTCCGAAAGGTGTGGATGATTTAACAAGTTCTGCTTTTGAAGGAAGTTGTTCATTGAAAAGGGTTATCTTTTCCGACACACACCTTTTCATGGAACAATATGCGTTTCATAATTGTACACAGTTAGAACACGTTGTTTTATCTTCAAAAGTAAAAGTGCATGGGTCATATGTCTTGGCCGGAAATAAGAAAATTGAAAAATTAGATTTATCAAAACAGAGTACAGAAATAAGTGAAAGTTCATTTTACGATTGCTCTAACTTAAAAGAAGTGATAATGCAAAAAACATTATGGAAAATTGGACAGAGTGCTTTCCGTTCATGTGATATGTTACAGGAAATAGAAGTGCCAGACACAGTGAATCAAATAGGTTCATACGCATTTGGTGATTGTCCTTCGCTTAGAAAAATAAATATACCTGAAGGGATAACGACACTTCCGAGTAGCCTATTTTATGGATGCTATTCATTACAGGAAATCATAATACCTTCTACGGTTACTGAGATAGGGGCATATGCATTTAATAAATGCTATGGACTTCAAAGATATTATTTGTATCCAACAATTCCACCAACGCTTAGCAGAAGTTTGGACCTTGCGGCAACGGAAGGGATTGTGATTTATGTTCCGAAAGGATGTCTGGAAGCATATCAAACGGCGGAGTATTGGAAAACTTATGCAGATTGCATGGTAGAAATGGAGGAATAACGTGAGGAAACTGAAAAAATATAAGCCAACAAAGTTCATGGCTGAGGATTCTGTGTACAGTCAGGAACTGGCGGATTATGCAGTTTCCTTTATTGAATGCCTGTGTCATACGAAAGGGACATGGGCGGGAAAGCCCTTTGAACTGATTGACTGGCAGGAACAGATTATTAGGGATGTGTTTGGAACTATCAAACCAAATGGTTATAGGCAATTCAACACAGCTTATATTGAGATTCCTAAGAAAATGGGTAAATCAGAGTTGGCAGCAGCAGTCGCACTTTTGCTTACCTGTGGAGATGGAGAAGAGAGAGCAGAGGTTTATGGATGTGCCGCTGACAGGCAGCAGGCATCCATTGTATTTGAAGTTGCAGCGGATATGGTTAGGATGTGTCCGGCACTGAATAAGAGAGTAAAGATACTGGCATCTCAGAAGAGGATTATTTATCAGCCGACAAACAGCTTTTATCAGGTGTTGTCGGCTGAAGCCTATTCTAAGCATGGTTTTAATATCCATGGGGTTGTGTTTGATGAGCTTCATACACAGCCGAACAGAAAACTGTTTGATGTTATGACCAAAGGTTCTGGAGATGCCAGAACACAGCCATTGTATTTTTTGATCACAACAGCGGGTACAGATACAAACAGTATCTGCTATGAAACACACCAGAAAGCAAAGGATATTATTGAGGGGCGAAAGATAGACCCGACATTTTATCCTGTTATTTATGGTGCAGATGAGAATGATGACTGGACAGACCCGGAAGTGTGGAAGAAAGCAAATCCCTCACTGGGAATTACGGTTAGTATGGATAAGGTTCAGGCTGCTTGTGATTCTGCAAAACAGAATCCGGGAGAGGAAAATGCTTTCAGGCAGTTACGATTGAACCAATGGGTAAAACAGGCAGTCCGATGGATGCCAATGGAAAAATGGGATGCTTGTGCGTTCCGTGTAAATGAAGACGATTTAGAAGGCCGTGTATGTTACGGTGGTCTGGACTTATCCTCCACCACTGACATCACGGCTTTTGTATTGGTGTTTCCACCGAGGGATGAGGATGATAAGTTTGCTATCTTGCCTTATTTCTGGATTCCGGAAGATACGTTGGAATTGCGAGTCAGACGCGACCATGTTCCATATGATGTCTGGGAGAAACAAGGATACCTAATGACCACAGAGGGAAATGTTGTTCATTATGGATTTATTGAAAAATTCATAGAGAGACTGGGAGAGCGTTTCAATATCCGTGAAATTGCCTTTGACCGTTGGGGTGCTGTACAGATGGTGCAAAACCTTGAAGGGATGGGATTTACAGTTGTTCCATTTGGTCAGGGATTCAAAGACATGAGTCCTCCGACCAAAGAACTTATGAAGTTGACATTGGAACAGAAACTTGCCCACGGCGGGCATCCGGTTCTTCGGTGGATGATGGACAACATTTATATCCGTAATGATCCGGCGGGAAACATCAAAGCAGACAAAGAGAAATCCACGGAGAAGATTGACGGTGCCATTGCGACCATTATGGGGTTGGACAGGGCAATCCGTTGTGGAAATGATGTCACAGCATCAGTTTATGATGAGCGTGGCATTTTATTTATCTGATTGCAGCTGTACTTGACGATGCGTGGTCAAACATAATCATTGACTGTGTATTGTATGCAGCTTTCGGCAATTTTTCACTGCTAAATACATCCACGTATTTATGTGATATACTGATCTCATCTTAAAAACGGAGGTCAGTTATGGAACAAAAATTTTATGATTATTTAGTAAGTCGAGGATTTAAGGAATACGCACCGTGCGGAAGAAAAAGTACAGTTTACAGCTATTGTAATCGTATTAACCTTGTATGCGACTTGGAGAAAATGACATGGGAAGAACTGGGAAATAACATTTTGCAGATTATTCCTAAATATGATGAGGGTGGAATACATGAAGATATTGGAAAGAAATCAAACAGAACATGTATAAATGCCCTGAAAGCATATGCAGATTTTGTGGGAAAGTAGTATAGAGAGCATCTATCAGAAAAATGGTAGGTGCTTTTTTCATGCAGTTTTTTAGAAGGAGAGTGAGGAACATGGGAATTTTATCAGGAATTTTTAAGTCAAGAGATAAGCCACAGAATGCAACATCCGGTAGTGCATACCGATTCTTTATCGGTGGTAGTTCCAGTGGGAAGAATGTCAATGAGCGTTCTGCCATGCAGATGACAGCGGTGTATTCCTGTGTGCGTATTTTATCAGAGGCGGTGGCAAGTCTTCCGCTTCATGTTTACAAATACAACGGAGATGGTGGAAAGGAGAAAGCGGTAAAACATCCGCTTTATTTTTTGCTCCATGATGAACCGAATCCGGAAATGACTTCCTTTGTATTCAGGGAGACATTGATGACGCATTTGCTCCTCTGGGGCAATGCATACGCCCAGATAATCCGCAATGGCAAGGGAGAAATCATTGCATTGTATCCGTTGATGCCGAACCGAATGACGGTGGACAGGGATGATAAGGGACAGCTTTATTATCAGTACAACACCAGTAAGGATGATGCACCGACCATGAAGGGGAGCATGGTCAATCTGAAACCTTCGGATGTGCTTCACATTCCCGGTCTTGGATTTGACGGATTGGTTGGATATTCTCCGATTGCAATGGCAAAGAATGCGATTGGTATGGCGATTGCCTGTGAAGAGTATGGTGCAAAGTTCTTTGCAAATGGTGCCACACCGGGCGGTATTCTGGAGCATCCGGGAACCGTAAAGGACCCACAAAGGGTAAGGGAGAGTTGGACATCTGCCTTTGGTGGAAGTTCCAATGCCAATAAGGTTGCAGTTCTGGAAGAGGGAATGAAGTACACACCGATTTCTATTTCACCGGAACAGGCACAGTTTTTAGAAACAAGAAAATTTCAGATAAATGAAATAGCTCGTATTTTCCGAGTTCCACCACACATGGTTGGGGATTTGGAGAAGTCGAGCTTTTCTAATATAGAGCAACAGTCTTTGGAGTTCGTGAAGTACACCTTAGACCCTTGGGTGGCTAGGTGGGAACAGGCCATTGTCCGTTCTTTATTTTCTGCGGATGAAAAAACACAATACTTTGTCAAGTTCAATGTGGATGGGTTGCTCCGTGGCGATTATCAGAGCCGTATGAATGGTTATGCCATTGGCAGACAGAACGGTTGGATGAGTGCCAATGATATCAGGGAACTTGAAAATCTTGACCGTATTCCGGAAGAGGAAGGTGGCAATCTGTACCTTATCAACGGGAATATGACCAAATTAAAAGACGCAGGGATATTTGCGGGAAAGGAGAACGAACCGAATGAAGAAGTTTTGGAAGTGGAAGAACCAAAAGGTTCTGAATCAGGAGACACAGATGGAAACGGTGGAGAGAACACTGTTCCTAAACGGCACCATCGCAGAGGATAGCTGGTTTGATGATGACGTCACACCGCAAATGTTCAAGGAAGAATTGATGGACGGAAATGGAAACATTACGGTCTGGATCAATTCGCCCGGTGGAGATTGCGTGGCGGCTGCCCAGATTTACAACATGCTCCGTGAGTATGATGGCAGGGTCACAGTCAAGATTGACGGGATTGCAGCGTCAGCAGCTTCGGTCATTGCCATGGCCGGTGATACGGTGCTGATGTCTCCGGTATCCATGATGATGATTCACAATCCGATGACCATTGCTTTTGGCGATTCCGGCGAGATGCAGAGAGCCATTGACATGCTGAAAAGCGTAAAGGATTCCATCATCAATGCTTATGAGTTGAAAACCGGAATGTCCAGAACAAAACTGGCACATCTCATGGATGCAGAAACATGGATGGATGCGAATAAGGCGATAGAGCTTGGATTTGCAGATGAAGTCATCCAGAGAAATGGTGCTGTGGATGAGATGGAAGTTCCACAGGTATCCATGCTGTATTCAAAAACAGCGGTGGTCAATTCCTTAATGGATAAGATTGCTGAAAAATGTCGAATCCAGCAGAAAAAAGAAACTGAAAACAGTAACAAAGTCAAAGCCGATTCGCTGATGAGTCGGCTTAATTTAATGAAAAATTGGAGGTAATCTACTATGACTATTTTAGAACTGAGAGAAAAGAGAAACAAAGCGTGGGAAGCTGCTAAGGCTTTCGTGGAAACAAAACGTGATAAGGATGGTCTGTTATCCGCTGAG